GGGCTTCGCTCCGAAGTTTCGCTGCGTCCATTCCCACTGGTCCTGCTGAAAGTCATTCAGATTTTTGAATCGAGACTCGGTCATCACACACCTGTTCATTTGTTTATATTGTTGGGAAGGGGAAATTTTTTATTAGGGCCAAACATAGCCGTAGGTCCAGAGCCTATCAACTATGTCTTGGTCGTCTTTTTTCAGCTTCGTCGATCTCTTCCTGAGTAATCAATCCCTGCATTGAGTCTGGCTGCACACCCATCGGCCTGCGGACGGCATCTGCCAGAGCAATTTTCAGTTTCAAGACTTGCTCCTGCAAAGCCTGCAGGGTGCCTGCATCATTCAACTCGTACCCGTACTTCCCGGACCACATGGTCTCTTCCGGTTTCTCTGGCAGTGCCGCGTAGGCATTGATGAGAAACAGTCGGAACAGCTCCACGTCTTTTTCGGGCATACGGGCCACAACGTCGCGCAAATGACTGGGCCAGTCAATGTCCAGGTCTTCCCAGCTGGGGATGATTCTCAGCAGCGAAATCAGCATAGGAGCATGCAGGTCAGCATCCTGAGTGTCTCCTACCATCGAGGCGAAGTCCCCTGCGGTGATGTCCAGGTTGACCATTCTTCTCGCAATTTTTTTCTCGAACAGATATGTCATTACAGAATGTCCTCAACAGCATCTTCCAGGTAAGAAGGCTCAGTAGGCCCGGTAGTAGAGGGCCATGTTTCCTCTCCAATGTTCAAATCCCAGGCCTTTCTACAGATTTCCAGGGACGGGAATGTCCAGACCCCTTTTCGAACGTGTCTGTCGACACGTTCCCGATACACATTGGTGCCACTGATGAGCACGGACTTCTGCTTGCGAGTCAGTCCGGGACATAGTTTTTTCAGGAACTGCCCGACCTGTGCAGGTCCGACTCGATGACGAATGTTGAAGTCCTTCGTCCATTCAACGAAGTCTTTCAGAAGATCGTCACAGACGATCTCATGTCGCCACTGAGGCTCGTCTCCGATCTGATGGCCGTCCATCAATTTTCCGAACCACCATGACTCCACTGCATCGCGTGTCAAATGTTTCTGATCTCGCAGAGCATCTGTGGCCGGAACAGCGCGGACCTCGTAGTTTGACAGGTCATAGCTCAGCAGGTAGTCGAGCAGAGCTTCTTTGCCACCGTTCTCCATCTGGTTGGCAATCTCTGCGAAATGTTTACTGTCCTGTCGAAACTGAGTTCCGACATCCAGACAGAAGAACCGTCGCTCATTGGCACCGGCAGGAACCACCCATTGACTGTTGGATGCCATGATCAGATGCGTGTAGTTGGGCGACTGCTCAACGTCGAAACCCTTACGCTCAATTTGCATGTTCTCTTCTGTAATGAGAGTCTTGAGCACCGACTCGTGAGACTTATCGCCTGCGAAAAACGCCTCGTCTCCAAACAGCACCACGCAGTCTCGAAGGTGCGCATTGAACGATCCGACAAGGTGCTTCGGATCACTGACCTGCAGGAAGTGTCTTCCGAACAGTCCCCCGAAGACCTTGGCAAAGAAACTCTTCCCCGTCCCCTGGGCTCCTCTGAGTACCACGGCGACCTGCCCAGGGGAGTCGGGCTGTTGTACTGCGCGGGCCATCCAGCCGATCAGATATTCGAAGTGCTGAGAGTTGCCTTTGCAAATCACGTCCTGCAGGTGCGTCAAATACATGCTGCAGTCGCCAGGAATGGCCTGCACCGCAAAGCCTCTCCACAAGTTGTAAAATCCTTCGACCTCTCGTCCAGGGGCGAAGGTGAGCCCCTGATACTGTCTGCGGTGCGGAGACTTCAGCCACCATGCTCCTGCAGGTTCAATTACGGCTTCTCCACTCTTCTTTTTTCCTACCGTGACCCAGCGATTGCAGTACCTGTTTCGGAAGTCGCTGAAGCTCTGCACGACCAGTCGAGACCTCCACTTTCCTTCCGCCACCGGCTCCTGGACTTCCTCGATTGTTACGCATTTCCCGGCGAGACTTTCGACAACCGCATGTTTGTCGTTCAGCTCCTGCAGGATCGGCTCTTCGACATGTTCCTTTGCTCGACTGAGTTGACGCAGGGCGTAGTTTTCTGCCTCTGCGCCTTTGTCCAGAACGGACTCACTGATCTTGAAGTCAGGGTCGAGCAGGATGGCCATGATGGTCTCGTCAGGCACCATTGCACGAGTCAGCCCGCAAAGACAGTCAAACAGCCAAGCGGACCTGCTGTCGTCCTTCGGCTTCAGGTTATCCGGATCACGTCCGTTGACCACGATGACTTTCAGTCGGTCGCTGACATTCCATTCGTCAAGGTCATCGACAGTGTCGAGCCGAGGAACCGTGGTGGTCAGCATCACATTGTTGCGAGGAGCAGACTGCAGCGAACCCCCACCCGTCACCTGGGATGAGGCGGCGCACGGCTTGAACTGACTCAACGGATAGACTCGCTCGGCATCGAACAGTGTCAGTTTCGCCAGTGCTGCCACTCGACCTTTGGCAGCCTTTTTCTTGTCCGGAACATTGACCGTCCCTGGCAGTCGCATGATGCGATCGACGTTGTGACAATTGTCTGCATGGAAAATGATTTCCAGCTGCTTGTTGTACCTCGCAGCCTCTTCGTACCGCTCCGGAAGTCCGCCGATCTCAAACGGTTCAGACAGAGCCCAGAATCCCTGATAGCCTCCTCCCGAGTCAATGATCACGGTGGGAGCAGGGACGCCCCCTGGAGGAGATGTCAGCAGGGAAAGAGCGCGTTGTCTTTCAGACTCATGATCCTCACCAGCCCTGGGATCGATATCGACATGCAGCCATGCCAATGCCTGTACGTTCGCTCGTTCCGATTTTTTGTCCATCAGAATTCGGGACGGATTCACGTTGAAGTAGACGTTGCGATTTCCATTGTACTGGTCTATCCATTTTTCCATTTCCTCGGTCTGGTCTGCAGTGAAGGCTTTGGTCAGGATCGACTTCTTGTCAATCGAAATCCCGGTCAGTACCCAAGGACCGTCTGGTTCCCACTGCTGTAAAAAGGCTAGGGCAGCCTGTGTGTCGCCCTGCATGATAATTCCCTTAGCGTCTGCAAAAGTTGGTCACCGTTAAATCCCTGACTCATGTAGAGCAGGGCTCTGCCTATTAGCTCCTCTCTGGTCAACGAGCCTACCACTTCAGCCGCGACGGCACCGTGCAGCAGTAGCCATTCGCGCTGAACACGAAGCAGCCAGTACGACTGGCCACCTCGGTGATGATGCATTCTCGCCCACGCCCTCTGCTGGATCGTGTAATGGTCGATGCGGACCTTTGTGCTGGCTCTTTTCGGCCAGGCAGCCAGCCTCTTCAGTTCAATCCATCCTCCAATGTACGCAACGTCGGGAGTCCCGGGGAAAACGGGGTTTTCCACGGGAAATGCGTGCAGCTCCTTCAAGGCGAGGACCACCTCGCGACGATCACCCGCCTCCGCCCTGGGCTTCCTGCTCATAGCTTCCGAACCAGTTCAGAGAACTCCTCGTCCCGCAGATGCCTGCCTTGGGCACTCTCGGAGTAGGTGACGTGGAAGCTGCTGCCCCGAATGTCCACGAAAAAAAGACACGGAATGTTTTGCCCCTCGCTCTGCTTGTCGGCCTTCCAGAACCGGGCAATGTCGTCCAGCACGACCCCTTGCCGATCATTAAACACCATTGCCTCACTGCTCACGGTAATTTCTCCAAAAGCTTTCAACACGAACAGGCTTGTCAGTCGCGGAGCTGGAATGCACTTTCTGCGGAACGTCAATACGTTCCCAGTCATTCTGCCCTGCGAAGTCGTCATACATTTCGCAGCGATACCCTGAGAGCAGGAACCTGCCCCTGAACTTGCCCAGGTATGTCAGCAGGTCTGCGTGATCCTGCGCCGTCATTTCATGGGCGTATTCCCCTGCCACGCGGGTTTCCGGATGGTAGGGCGGGTCAAGATACGCGAAAGCAGACGGCTTTGAAAACGCTCGCAGCACGGACAGTGCGGACCTCGAATAGATCATGGTTCTGCTCAATCGATGCACGCACGCTTCCAGGCCGTCGACCGCAGACATCCAAGCCGATGTCTGCTCGTTTCCCTGTCTCCTGGTTCGGTTGCAGGTAGGAGTCGCAAACTCCTTGCCCAGGGCCTGTCGGGACATTCTATATTTGACGAAGAATGCCCAGGCGCGACCTACTCTTCCGTGCAGTTCCGGACTTTCGGACAGTGCGTAGTTGAAGTCCGATTCATGGAACGGCGTGAGTCTGAGCTGCTCTATCAACTCGTCTCGCTGAGACGATCGGAGCACCCGGTAAAAGTTTGTCAGGGAGTCGTCGATGTCGTTGACGACCTCAGCGATTCCCGGACAGCTTTTCTCATGGTCTGGCGGAATGCTTCCGCAGTGAGGGCATGTCCAGTCCCAGTATTCGTTGATCGCTCCCGCAAACGGAATGATTCTCGTGACGTAACTGGTGGGAGCAAGTTCCCAGATTTTCTGGCGGAGGTAATGCTTGCCGCCGTCTTCAGTGCCACTTCAAAGGCGAGGTTGCCTTTGAAGTGGATTTCCTTTCTCTGGCCATGAGATTCTTTCATTTGAGGGTGAGACAAAAAGGGCCAGAGCATTTCTGCTCTGGCCCTTACCTGTGGGCGACCAACCCTTACTGCTGCTCTCGCTTGATCGCTTCGTAGACTTCCTGCCGATGAACGGACACCTCTTTGGGAGCTTCGATGCCCAGTCGAACCTTGTCCCCACGAATGTCGACGATCGTGATTACGATGTTGTCGTTAATGACTATCTTCTCATTTTTTTCTCTCGACAGTACCAGCATCTTAAATCCTCCATGAAAACAACAAAAGCCAGCCTGCGTCACCCCGGAGTCACTACAAACCTGATTCCGCAGGCTGGCCGTCTCGGATTCCAAAGAACGATTTCAAAAACCACCCGAAGGCATTCTGCAATAACAGAAGAATCGGACTGGTGTCTGAGCACGACCTCAGAATTTCTCACCCGACAAGGTGAGAGTGGAGCGACAGGATTCGAACCTGAATTTCCCCGCGAGGCGGGGCGACTTAACCGTTAGTCGATGGCTCCTGATGCCGGTCTCTCCCGACTGTCACCCCGTGACAACTGCTCAGCTTTCACCGCACAGAAGCCTGCTCACGTATTCGGGCTCCTCCCGAGGTTGGCTTCCCAAGTTCGCCGTGGCTGCGATCCCTGAAGTATCGGACATTGCCGCAGGGAGAAGCTGCTTCATTCGAGAGGTCCAAAGCTTGCTTGCCTGCTATCTGCATCCTCGAAGCCTGCGTCCGAGACTGTATCCCCACTGGTAGCTGGGAGAGTACCTGTTGACGTACCCATAGCTGGGGTACGGAGTAGCGTACCGATTGATTCCGAGCGCGTAGTCGGTTCGGTTGTGCGACTGAGAATAGTCGCGAGAGTAGACGTTCGCCGGGTACTGGTACACCGGAGCGTATTGAACGTAGCGACCGTTTTGCCACACGATTTCAGCATGGCAGAGACTCGAAGTCAAAAACACCGCAACCGCCAGCAACAAAGTCTTCATGAGTCTTCTCCTGGTAGAAGTGAAGGTAACCGCAGCAACATGGCCGATCTTAGGACCACGGAAAAATCCTGTCAAGTTCGAATTGAAAATTATCCAGCGCATATAAGCAATAGTTCTACTGCTCAGGCCGCGAAGCACTCCACGAAAACATAATGCCAACGCTCACATCGAATTTCTTGCCGCAGTCGTTGCAGTCGTATTCGTCAATTGACTCGCTGTAGAGCTGCCCGTCCGAGTCGCAGGCTTTATTCAGGTGCCCGCAAAAAGGGCAAATCGGCCCTTCGCTGCTGTCATACGTCTCGGTCTGGCCACACTGGCAACTCTCCAGTGGGTCGCCGCAGTTGAAACAATCTTTGTCGACGTGTCGTGTCATGACAGTAGAACAATCGGTTGTAGCCGATGCCTCAAAGAGAGTTGAATTTTCATTGCCGTGCCGAGCGTTCGGCACGGCTAAACCGAAGGGCGTTATACCTCAGTAATCTGTCTCAGCAATGACTTCCGTTCGGTCCACGTTTCTGATGGCCAGGCTTCCGAATCTGGCACGTACCCGTCCGGTATCGGATCGTCTGTCTCAACCGTCAATTCGCACTCGTCGTCTTCCTTCGAATAGTAGCGGAGAAACCATTGCCGCTTCACAACCCGGCACTCCAGTATCTCCGCGTCTGCATCTGTTGTGCCTGGCTCCCGGAAGAACAGGTCAACCACATCACCAACGCAAGGCGGGCATTCCGCGTTGAACCCGAACTCGTATCGCTCCGTCCGACCCGCGTTTAGGAAGATGTGCAAAAAAGGCATAACAATCGCTCCAACTTTGAGCGGCGGTCGCCGCGTGTTTTGAAATTGGGACTCCCTCGCCGCCGCCAAGTTAAGCGGGGCGTTATGCCTCATGAAACCCGTGTGCCATTGATCCCGCGTTCAGCATCTTCGCTGCTGCATCATGAATCTCTGGAGGGACATCAGTCGACTCGTAGCACCACTTCAACACTGACTCCAACGGATGCCCTTTACTGATCTGTCGTGCGTGTTCGGTAGCGTCATCCGGTTTCACGAATGTGTCGCTGTGAATCCAAACCTCATATCCGATGGAACCGACAACTTCGACTCGCACAATGGCGTCAGGCTCTTGGGACTCCCACGCAACATCACCCGTCCGCTGTGGCACTGGACGGGCACCGGGGAAATACACCCACGTTTCTTCGTCGCGGTCAATCACGCCCATCTTTGCTTCGCACCAGTAGATATCAAGTATCCCACCAGCCGCCCCTACAGACTGAGCCGTGCAACCAGCATTCAGCACGTCAAGTATGTCGGCAACGTGTCGCAGTTCTTCTGCGGTGTGCTGGAATCGTGGATCAGACATAACAATCACTTGCAGTTGAGCGGCGGTTGCCGCGTGTTTTGAAATTGGAAGTCTCTCGCCGCCACCAACTGAAGTGGGGCGGAACAAATCGGTCAACGCGAGTGGCGGTTGTCGCGTCCTCCGGTAGGACCAGTGGCACTGCAGAACTCACATTGTACTGAGTAAGGGCCAGCAATTCCAGCCCTCTTTCCACAATACGGACAATGCCGCTCAACATACTGAGAGTCCATTACTTAATTTCTCCCCAGTTAGGGCCGATCTCAATGTCCACGGCACTGGGAACCCGGAGCGGAACACATTCCCTCATAATCTCTGCCAGACGTTCTGCCTCGCTTCGATCGTAGATCGTCAGGTCCAGCTCGTCATGCACCTGAATCCCTACCTTGATGCCTGCTTCGTACGCCTCTACAAGGGCCATCTTCGTCTGATCGGCAGCACTGCCTTGAATCAATTTGTTCAATGCCTTGTAGCCGTCCAGGTAATTTCCAGTCCAGACCTGAGAACCTCCGCTGGGATTGTCCTTCATTTCTTTTGGAAAATGGCAATGCCTTCCCAGCAATGTCTTGATGTACCCTTTCTGCATTCCCTGCTGCTCCGCAAGTTCCGCAAGCTTGTCAACGTACGGAGCCCCCTTCCGAAACGCATCCAGAATTGCCTGGGCTTCCGGGCCAGCCGTCTCGTACTTCTGGCCCTTCCTTTCTCCGAAGTCGTAGACTTTCACCTCAGTGGGTAAGCCCAGGGAGCGGGCGAATTTTGCGCCGCCCATCCGGTAACACTTCCCAAGATAGATGATCTTCGCAACCTTTCGCTTAAGCCCTGTCAGGTCGGCCATCATCTGATGGTTGTCACACTTCGGATCGTCACGATATTTCTGAGCAGCTTCTCTCGCTCCGGGACAGCGACAGAGTTCAGCATAATGGTGCAGAATCCTGGGCTCCTGCTGAGAATAGTCCAGGCATGCCCACTGTCCGCCTTCCTCGGGAACGTAGACCTGTCTCCACATGAGGCTCAGATGGTCCTCTACTCGCATGGTGTCAGGGTCGGTGTCTTTGGGTGACGGCTGCTGCTGAATGTTGACATGCGAGGAACTGAGACGCCCTGTGCCTGCTCCCTGCAGACCTTTTCCTCCGCCCGTCTTTTCACCTTTGAGTTGATTGAATGAGCAGTGAAGACGGTCGCCTATGGCATGCTGTCGAATCCCTGCAATGAAGTCGCGACGGACCTTGTTGACCTTTCGCGCAGTGAGCAAAGCATCGGCGACCGGATGCTTCAGTCCTCGCAGTACGGAAGCGTCGATGTTGTACTGATCGTTCTTCGCATTCCGTTTGAGTTTCGCTCCGATGTATTTCAGAGGCTGTGCAACTGCATCCGGCAGTGCAAGATCGTCTGCCGACAACCGGACCCCTGTCACACGATGTACCGTCCCCAACGCAATCTCTTCCTGGGCAAGAATCCACTCTTCGATTTTCTGCATCTTGTCGAAATCGATTCGAACCCCTCTGCGAGTCATGTCTACCAGCGCAGGCAAGCAGCGAGACTCAATTCTAAATATCTGCCACAGATCATTTTCATCAATGATCTTCTCCTGCTTTCGCATGATTCTGCAGGGAAGTTCAGCGTCCCACTCTCCGTATGGTCCTACATACGGAGCAGGGAGCTTGTGCAGGTCAGACTTTGGTGACAGAGGGATTCGTTTGCCCTTGCCTCGTTTTCCTTTATGCGACCCGAACTCGTACGCCACTTGCTTGAGAAGGACTTCTTCCTTCTGGGGCAGTCCGTGCCTGGCAGCAAGTGCGTCCAGTCCAAACTTGAACTGGTTCTCGTCAATCAGAGGCTCTGCGATCTGAGTGTCTAAAAAAGCCTTCACCTGGGGAAAGACCTGCTGTCCCAGCTCGGACCCTATTTCTTCGCAAAGGTAATCGAGGTCATATGAAAGATTTGCTCCGACGATCGATCCGGAAAACCTCTTGACGTTGTCTCTGATGTACCTGTCAACCGGATCAAACTCCAGGTTCTGACCGTTGACATGTCGCACTGGCAGATAGAATGAACGAAAGTCTTCGAAGTGCAGGCAGTAGCCGACAATGTGCCCGCCCCGCCTCACACCTGGACCGAGTCCCTGGCCCAGGGAAGGGTCTTTCGTTTCTACGTCGAAGCCTACTCGGGAAAAGCTGTTCCAGTCAGGCAACTCTTCCAGGGAAGGCATTTTCCAGCTCGTCTCTGGTGGGAACATTGTCAGCTGCATCTGGTTAATCCTGTGTCAGGAATCCTGCACTCGTTGCGGCGCGAAGCATTCGCTCTTTCATTCTCTGATTGATGCCCAAGTGGGCAGCGGCTGCTTCTGCTGTTGCTCCGTTCTGAAGATGTTTCAGAAATCGAAAACACTTCTCTTCCAGCGGGACAGGGGAGCGTTGCAGCACCACTCCCGCGTCCTGACAGCAGCTTTTGACAAGAGTCTCGCTGACTCCGTACCGCTGCATCAGCAGCTCTTTCAGGACGCCTTCTTTGGCGTCTCTTACAATCATCTGCCTGCGTCTTTGTCGTTCGGCGTGAGACATTCTGCTCATTCAGACACGTCCTCAAAATAATTCTGAATCCAGTGAGTTACATGGGATTTCCAGCCTTCGTCGGCCACACGTTCCGCTGCAATTAAAGCAGCGGACTTCTTTTGCTCGAAAGTAGAGTCCTTTCGATTGATTTCCTGGCAAACAACCGCCATTGGAATGACGGTCTTTCGAAAGAAGCAGGAACGGTAGCCTTTGCCCGATGCCCCTACTAAGGGCCAAGCTTTGAACTCTGTCTGAAGCTGCTCTACGTCATCCTCCAGCAAAGGACTGTTCTTTGCCTGTGGCAGGTAAGTTCCCTGCACAACCTTCCGCAATTTCGGATGTTCGTCCTGCATCGCGACCGTGGCTCCGCAGACCACTTCCATAGGACCGATCCGTTTTCCCATCTCCTGACAGAGCATTTCCTGCCACAAGGAAATCACACACAGTTCTGAATGAAACGGCACCTCATGTACCAGCACACTGTCCATCGTTACCAGGACTTCGATTCGATCGTTCAGAATCGAAAACACGACAGACAGAGAAGAGAGGCGATTCATCAGACGGTTGTCATGCTCTGCATCAAACAGCATGACAGGCAGCAACTGCATTCCTTCTCGCAGGTTTCTAAGCAGCATGTCGTACTGGTCGAAACCAAAGTTCCTTCTCAGCCTGGCTCCCATTGCGAGTGAGAATCTCCCCGACATGTCCTGGAACCCGGAAATCTGAGGGATGTGCTTCTGGATCAGTTCCGGAGAACTGTCCTCTGCAGTCATGGAGAGGATCGACAACCAGAACGGAATGAACGGAACGCATTCTTTGCTGGGGATTCGATTTTCCGGAGACGTGATTGACAGGGCACATGGTCCTGCTTTTGAAAGTGAAAGGTCCATTACATTCCTAGAGAATTCCAGGTGATGCTTGCAAACGGTTTTCCACGCTTCGGCAATGGACTCCACATAGTAGTGAATCATCAGTCTTGTCTTTCTGGGGCTTCCCTGGCATTTCTGCCTCGGTATTTTTTCGGAAACATTGTTTTGGTCAGGTAGTTGCTTTCATGGATTTCTTTTTCCACCTGCACCTTACAGACGGCGCAGAAACGAAATCCTTTTTTGACCGGATACTTATCACATTTCTGGCAGTAAAGGACCATAAGGAGTTGCTCCTACATCCATTTCCAGTTTGAAGGACCATACGGCCTAGAGGTGTCTATTCTGCGAAGCTGCTTTCCAAAAGGTCGTGGACCTACATCTGAAAAGAAGACGGAGAAGCTGTTATACCAGACAGCATCCACTGGCTGCTTCCGTCGAATGTTGATCCACGTCGCATATTCGCTGGTGCCTGTTGCTCCGTGAGTTTTGTTTCCGTGAGTTTTGTTCATTTTATTTTTCCAGGATCATTAACCGCATGAACCGCCGCCGCGAATCCTCGCGGAGTCAGACTCCGAATAAGCTTTGTCTTGAGTGAGCTGCCGCCGAGTTTCCGAAACTGAATCGAGAACCTTCTCGACTCGTCCTGAGCCTGCCATTCAGGGAATGACATGCGCTGACCGTCAGGCATGACCCTTGCAGGTACGCTGTCCGGCATGTGGAACCCATTGCCGCACCAGATACCTGTTCGTTTCGGGTAGCAGTCTCGCTTAGCGACGAACTCCGGCCAGTCGGGATGTACGGCTTCTTTTCCCTTCAACATGCCGCCGTACTCCCACGGGTGAAATGTCCAGTCAGGCTTTCGCCAGTGCGTTGACAGACAGCCCAGGGGGTTCTCTGTCATCCACGGGCATCCGCACTCGTTGGCGACTGTTTCTGCGAGACGGCACAGGTCTACGGCCTTCTTCTGAAACTCAGGATCGGCGGCGAACTTCTTCGCGAAGTGCTTGGCACCAGACACAGCGAGGTCGGTGCAGGGAGGAAAGGCCAGAATCAAATCAGGCCGCATGTCTGCCAGGAGATCAGAGGCACCCGGCAGCGAAAGGTCCGTCGTGTATCGACGGGACGCCCAGCACTGCCTGGGCTGGAATGGTCGGGCGTCCAGACTGAAGTGCAGAGTGTCGATCGCAATTGTTTCGTGTCCTGCTTCATGCCACGGTTTCAGGGCATACGTCGAGAAATCAAACAGACTCAATACTTTCACAACAGTACCTCTAAGCAGGCCATTTCCCGGAAATTTCAGGGAGGTAGGCTAGGTGGCCCTAAAAACAATGTCA